ATTATATTAAATCAGATTTTTTATATTTAATTTTGCGTGTGTATTTTTTTTTATTGCGAATAGGTTGCGCCGCATTACTACGGCGCAACTCTTGTATTCGTTTTACTTTATCTAGAATTAAATTGGGGAACATGATAACCGCTTGCTTCATAAAATTTGTTTGCGTCAAATTTAGGATTATCTTTAGCAAACATTAAAGCAAAATCCACAATTACTTTAGAAAATAAAGCAGGGTGAGTTTTATCTGAAATATATTTCATAATTTCAGCAGTAGCAATATAATCTTTACGGGTCATCATTTCTGCGACACCAATCCAATCCGATTAAAGTTTTTAGTATACATTTTGCCATTAGGCATTGATAAATTATATGTTGCTAATTCATCAGCAAAGCCGACATCATAACATTTCGCAAACGCTTCAAACGCTTGTAATGCGTCAGCAAATTGGTATGTGTATTCTAATTTGCCGTCATAGTAAGTATCTAGTCTATACATTAGATACCCCACGCATCTTTAACACAATCGCAACTTTCCACATCATAGTTTTTTTCATCGCCCCAAAATATGAAGCCAGCACCGCCACACTCATCACAGGCAACGCCGATTATTTCTGCTAGATTTCCCATTTATAGTTTTCCTTTCGTTGTTGTTAATGTAATTATAGCCTAAGCCACCGACAAAGTGGGAAGGACACGCCCTAAAGCGCACCCTCATTAAATAACCCAATTTCTAAATCTAGTAATTCATCAGGGGTGGCTTCGGATAAATCTACCCAGCCAGCACCCTCATCATCTAAGCGAAATATTTCTATGTATCCCATTTACTCACCAACCTTAACCGCTATATTTCGGTAAGTATATTTACCAGTATCAGATTTAACCTGAACTAAATATCCTTCAGCATTTTCATAAAAAATATCTGATTTATCTGCTGAGATAATTTCTCCACGCAGAGTTTTTGAGTTATAGATTTCACCAATTAGTAAATCTTGTATTGTATATAAGTTAGCCATTGTTAGCCACTTCCTTTCGTTTTGTTATATGCCGATATTATACTCTAACCCACCGACAATTTGCATATTACTTGTGAGTAATCCCATATTTTGAGACGCTCAAGTCATGTGTCCTTAATCACATTTAGCCTGTGGACGACACGCCCGACACGCCACGACACGCCCGAAAGTTATCCACAGATTTCAGGGCTTTTTTTAAATGTGTCTTAAATCACATTTTGCCCCCACAGCTTTTGTGGGCGCTTCCGCCTTTTGTCAAGGCGACACGCCGTCTAGTCTATGTGACCTTCCTCACGCATATATTCCTCATGCTCAATTAAACCAATAGAGAACGCAATCGGATCGCAACACTCTAAGATTTCGCTGGCGGTGAATGTTGATACTCCGATTTTATAAGTAGGATAAATCTCATCTAACATCTGGCAGAAGCTTTCCTTTAATTCTAAATCCTTTTCGAATTGTGATTTCATTTATCTCTCCTAAGTAATACGATAGAATAAATAAAAGCAATAGAGCCAACTAGTAGCCATGTTGGGATATCAATACCGACACCATTAGGCCATAGCCCGTTAATGTATAGAGAAAAGTATTCGCTATCTATAAATAATTCTAAGTTCATTATTCGTAGTCCTCCCAATCTAGTGTTAAGCCCTTTTCAATTACCTCTTCCATGCTAATCATGTCCTCATCAAATAGGCTCTCCTCGTTATGCTTGTCTAACTTTTCGGCCTCATCTAAGTAGGTATAAGCGTCTGCTATATCTGCTTGAATAGTGTCCCATTTAGTCATCATTAGTTATTCACCTGCTCTATCTTATGTATTAGGTATTCGAATTTTAGCGGAGGGTTTGCCTCGTTTAATTCATTAACTAGAGCGATAATTTCTTTAATGCTCTTAGCGGTTAGTGTGCCCTTTTGTAAAGAGCCTTGCCAAATTGAGTAGGTTAGTTTCATTAGTTATTACCTCCACTAACAATAGCACCGACAATAGCAATTATAGTTATCGTGCCTAACACGATAGGCAAAACAATGTGAGGATAATCCTCTACCCAATCAAAAAATAACATTAGTTAGCCTCGCTCTCATCTATGTCGAACATTTCAGCAAACACTTTGTTTGCTTGTTGTAAGGCCTCTAGTGCCTCGTTTAGTTTATCCATTTTCTGTCCTTCTTTCGTTAGGTTGTTCATTAAGGTAAGACTATCATTAGCCACCGACAATATCAAGCGACACGCCGTCGCCTGCGTTGTGATGTCTATCACTATCCGCAATAAGGCGACATTGCGCCGTTATTGGATACATAGTAAGACTGGTTCATGCCAGCATAGAAGCGGATATCATTTCCGCAACGGCTACAAGGGATAACCTCGCCATTGAAGGCGGGTCTTACGCTAGGAGAGTGTCCTAGTCTTTTATCGTTATACATATAGTAGTCCTTTCGTTGATTACTTATACTATAAGCCTAACAGGGGGGACTGACATTTATCAAGTCGCAAATCGGACATGTCGGACATTTCAAAATAAATCTTAGAATAATCGTGTGATATGCCTCACATATGGTCGCTCTATCTGGACAAATCGGACATTTTGAATACCTGGATCATACAAATAAAATCTATATTAACATTTTGGTAGATATGAATATTATAGTCGACTAGAATTTATGTAGTATATACTTAGAACATGATCCCTAAAATAATATGGCAAACTCACGAGTGGGAATTAGGGGATCTTCCAGATACTTTTAAGGAAAGTGTAGATAGCTGGAAAAATATGAATCCTACATGGGATTATAGATACACTAGTGCTATAAAAAGACTAGACCATATTAGAGATTATGGCGGGGAAGAATTTTTAAAATTTTATAAAGATTGTGACAGACTTACTCAAGCAGATTTATGGAGATATGTAGTTTTATATAAATTTGGCGGGGTGTACGCAGATCTAGATTGGAAATGTATTAGTCCTTTGGACGGTATAATAGAAATAGAAAATGAAAAAAATCCAATAATCGTTCATGCATATATGGCAGATCAAAAAGAACCTTATAACAATAGTCTTATAGGGTCAGATGCTAGTCAACTAGTATTTAAAAAATTAATAGATGATGCTATAGATAAGTTTAGATCTACCCCAGAAGCTAGAATTAACGAATTTTGTGGCGCTGGCTGTTGTTATAATAATGATAGAGAATGTAATGGTAGAAATGATTATCATTTAGGATATGAGTATTTCTCTAGACATTTAGAAGAGTATGCTTCTTTTATACTACCAAAACTTTCTTTAATTACTAAGGGATGTTAGTATGTTTGTTATAAAGTACTCTCTTATTTCCGCCGCCGCACTTTTACTTTAAATATAAAACTTTTTGTACTCATCTGGGACTATTCCACCTTCTATGCTAGCTCCAGGGTTAACTATCTTTAATTCATACTCTGTAAACTTAGTTCCGTCGTCTTTAATATACGGGTCGTTTACAAAGTTTGTAGAAGTACCCTCTTCTACTTGCCAGTGACCTTTAATTAAATATTTGTCCCCACTTCTAACTTCATATGCCGTATGTGGATAAATATGTGGCTTAAGTGGTGGGAATATAAGTACGCTAAATGCTTTTGGCTTTAACCAAAACGACACCAGGTCTTTATTTTTTTCATGATCTGGCGGATACAAGCCATTTGGGCCTACCTCAAGATTTCCATTTACTACTTCAATTTTTTTGTTTGGATCTGGTAGACTAAAAGAAATTTCTCCACCTTCGTAGTCGTCGTTTAGGTAAAAGAGAATAGAGTAGCTTTCTAAATCTACTGGAGCGGTGTCTATGTGTGTCCCGTAAACGGTACCAGGACAGTGCTTGTCTATATGACTAAACTCATTGAACGGTTTAACATTATCTAATTTTTTTTCTTTTGCATAATGTTCTGCTGCTATATAAAATGCTTTGCTTATTATTTTATTAACTTCTGGGTATTTTTTTTCATTAAATTCTTTTCTAAAAGCTATCATTCCGCTTTGGTTTGCTTTTATCTCTGGGTCACGGTTTGGGTTGTATACCCAACCTTTGTTATAAATTTTAACCCAATCTTCTGGTTGTTTTAATATAGATAAAACATATTCAGATTCTTCTTTAGGAATTAAGTCAGTGTAATAATAACAATTTTCATCTAATTTTTCAACATTCATTTACTAATTATAGCAAATATAGTATACTGAGCCGAATTGGTCCATAGCTCAGCTGGCAGAGCGCAGAGCTGTTAACTCTGATGTCCCAGGTTCGAGCCCTGGTGGACCAGCATGGCTTCATCGTCTATCGGTTAGGACATCGCCCTTTCACGGCGGAAAGACGGGTTCGATTCCCGTTGGAGCTACATTTGATATAATTTGAATATGAAACTTTCTATATTGCATCCAGACATTTGGTATTTTGAAAACGCTATTCCAGAAGCAGAAAAATTTCTTTCTTTATTAGAAGACAATAAAAATATTACAAGCGTTATACCAGATTGGTCTGACTGGCTTGATTCTTTTGCTAGAGGAACAGATGAAGTAATTATCAATAAGCCCCTATCTGCTGGTGAAGGCGGGGCCCCTATGGGTGTAGATAAGTTTGTTGACTGGGATATGTCAATAAATGATTATGGTAGAATTTGGCCAAGAATAGTGCCAGATTCAGAAATTCATAGTAAGGCATATGAGATATTAAAACTAATAGATATACCATTTAAAAAAGTTTTAGATTATTATTGGTCACAAAATCCAGATTTGCCTGAACTTCAATACATTAGCAAAAACTATCTTATAAGAAAATATTCAACTGGAACATCTATGCCAGTTCACGTAGACGCAAGCGGTCGAGCTGGTGCTATAGAGGATGATAAAATATCAATGGATTTAGCTGCTTTAATTTATTTAAATGACAACTATACTGGCGGAGAGCTTAATTTTGTTGATCTTGGAATTAAATTTAAGCCATCTGCTGGTAGCATCGTTATTTTTGACGGAATAAAACATCAACACGAATCTACTCTTATTGAATCTGGAAATAAGATATATATTCCTTTTTACATGCATACAAAATTTGGCTTAATTTCTTGTTTTAGAGAACCCGTAGAGGCTGGCGGTAATCAAACATTTGTATCTGATAAAGCGCCTAGGTTGACAGACTAATTTTTTAAATGCTACAATCTTAGCCTTGGACAGTTTTCGGAGATAATATCAAGGGGTTAAACTCCAAGTGCGACAATGACGGAAGTTATTAGTCTGATGATCTAATCCATAGATTATTCAACCGATGAATTGCAGGCTTACAACCTTAAAAGACAATTTCGGGGTCCTTTTCCAAAAAAGGGGTGTAGGGGTTGTATGCTCCAAATCTGGAAGTATCCAATTAAAAAAACATAATAATATAAATATATGTTTAAAGTATAAGAAAGATAAAAATGAGAATTTGGGACTTTGATCTTAGACCAGTACCAGTAAATCATGAGACTGATTGGGAATACATTAATAGATGCCATAAGGTCCATACATACGTAGTTGGTCCTAATCCTCCAGCTATATGGTGGTCTATATAATCTACATATATATTCTAGTTGACTAAGATATATATCAGATATATAATAAATATATGAGATCTATTTATCAGAAATTAGTAGCAAGTGCTTTAATTATTATGATGGCATATATAGCATTTGCCTACATCTTAGCCTAAATTTAAAATAGCCTTTAAAAGCCTTCTAAGGCCTATATCCCGATTTTCTGGGTATATAGCTAGGGGTAAGTATGGGTTCTCTACTTTCGACGCACTGAAATTTTTGCAATTGCACTTATTGAGAGAATTTAGTATTCTATAAACATGGAAGAACAGTATAAAACAAAAATTATGCAAGGCCCTTTTTTATGGGAGTACCTAAATGAAGAACCTTATACAATTAGACAAAGAATGACTGAGTATTTTTTAGCAAATGAACCATTAGTGGTAGATGTAGGTACTTATAAAGTTCCGCTTAAGGTTAATGGTGAATTAATATCTATAGATCCACTTAATACATTTCAAGGTGGATATAATAAAGATGTTAAAATATTCCTAGAGCAAGTTAACCCAATTAATTTTTCATTATCATGTTTAGGTCTAGCAATACAGGGACCAGAAGAACAATGGGATGCATTTTTAGAGTTATTTAAAAGATCTAAAATAGCAGTTATAGAGTATTCCAGAGATTCTCATAATCATTCTGGATCTGATAAAATAGAAAAACTATGTAAAATAAAAGAAGTTTATTTTAAAGCTTACATGGATATGCCAGATATAGAAGTTAAAGGTATTAGGCCGTACCCTAAAAGAAAATTTTTAGTCTTTAGGTAATTTTTTCCAAAATAATAATTTTTTAAGAAAGGCTTCAAGTTTATTTTGCATTCTAAGCTCATTACTTTCATTCTTATAATGCTCTGATTGAAAATATGGGCTAAACATAGCTTTACTAAAATGTCTTGGGCTCATGACTCTATTATACCCTCATTTAGTTTAAAAGCTTCATTATAGCTGTAGTTTTTATTGGTTTGATCTTTATCGTATTTTAAATCATGTAAGTTTTCTAAGTTAGTCCAGAAATCCTCTTTTTTATCAGAATTTTTTTCTCTATATCTACCTTCTCCTAAATGATTATCGCATACAGTAACAGTTTTAAATTCAGGAAGATTTATATCCCTAGACTCTCCTGAATTTAAAGGTTCCCACGGAGCACCAATTATTATCCAGCGAACAGCATTTTTTTCACAAAAATGACATTTAATGCTATTTAACTCATTTAAAGTTATAGACCAAACCTCTCCAGATTCATTTTTTAACATTGGCTCATTTATATAATAAGAAGATTTTGATCTATCAGATTTATTTAAATGATGAAATGGTGCATTTTCATGAGTTAATGAATAGGTATAATCAAATACTCCTGGGCCATCAAATGGAATTGCTGGGGCACAAAGATGATCTATCAATAGTTCGGCGTCAACTAAAGGTTCAGTCAAAAACAAATCAAACCTAATTTCAGCAGGATAAACGCTATCTAATATTTTCATAACAAAATATCCGTTTGTCATATATTGAGTAGCAATAAAACCTTCATTTCCAGGCTCTTCTATTTTAACAATATAAGGAAGTCCAATTTGTTTGCCTAAATAATTCAAATGCATTTTGCCTCTACCGTAATCACATAAATGATTATCTGAGTACGTAAAAAGGCCACATAGCATGTTGCTTAGCCATTGAATATCTTTAATTGGATTTATTGTGTATCCATGCAAATTAAATCTACTGAAATATTTTAAATTTTTATCCATTAGTATATTCTAGCAGAAAACCCAATCAGAGGCGGATCCGATTGGGCTTTCAGGCATCTTATGATGCAAGTAAGGAGACAAGTCTCAACTTACAAAATAAGTATATAATTATTATTTTTCTAAGTCAATAATATTATTTTTTTTATTTAACATTTTTTCATTTATTATTTTTGTTTTTTCTTCTATCATTTCAGCAAACTGAGGGTTAGCTCTTAATGGAGAATTCCATGCATTTAATTGGTCATCTGTAGGATTTTCATATTTCCCTATTTGTTCATACCATTCAGGAGTTTTATAATTATAAAATGTGCCTGGGTTATCTTCTGCTAATAATGCAAAACAGGAAAATGCAAATCTAACTCCAGATTCAGTTTCTCTTGTTCCATGATCATATGGAGAACATGCCCCATGCAAAACTATATCTCCTGGTTCAGGCTGGACTTCAAAACAAGGCTCTTCTAATCTTTCTTTGCTAATTTCTAAACCTTCTTTTACACTACCGTCTGGATTTATATTCGGATAAAATAATTTTCCACCAGTAAATTCTCCAAAATATGCAATCATTCCATATTCTAATTCACAACAAGTGGTCCATTGATCAATTTCTAATAACATGTGGCAGTTACCTTTTCCTGGGCTATCCGAATGAACAAACATTCCTTCATCTCCAGGCATTGCCATCATAAAGTTTGTAACTGGGTGTATAACAATTTCTGGATGAATTAATTCTGACATAAATTTCCAAAGCGGAAAGCTGCTTGGAAAAGAATGAGTCATTTTATCTTGATACCAGTCTCTAACACTCCAGTCATTGTCATTTGATCCTCTAACAAAAGTATTTAAATCTTTAGTAATTGTTTCTGACATTTCTTTAGGAATAATATTTTTAAATATATAAATTCTGTCAGCTAATTTTATACATTGTGGATGATCATAAAACATAATATTTCCTCTTTTCTAAAAGTCATATATTACATTATATCACTTAATAATTATAAATTAATAATTGATTTTTCTACTAATCTATCATACATACTTAAGGATATTGCTTCAAAAGAAGGTTTTCCTTGTTCTATGTGCTGCTCAGATTCCTCATCAGAAATTCCAGCATTAGAATATATCAATCTCATATCTTCAATAAAGCCATCAACCATTATTTTTACTACTTCTTCTTTATTCATTTGAGTCTCCACCTTCTGTTGTAAATGCAGGGGCTGGTCCTAATAAAAATCCTTTTTCATGGTATTCAATTAGTTTAGCCACCTCATCCCCACCATCTTTTGATGAGTATTTTGCTAGTAACGTTAAAACGTCATATATCCTATGTAGCATTATATAATTTACCATAGGCAAATTATCTTCAAGATCTTTGGCTTGCTTGTTGTCGTCAGACATTTTTGCCAACTCTTTCTTTTATGTCGCTATACAATTTTTCTCCAATAAATTTTTTATAGGAGCATGATAAACAATATAAGTATATATTGTCTTCCAAATCTAAATTAGATTGAAGAAGGCCTTGGTCCATTGGGCATTCAAGCCTAGGTACAAGACCCTCTTCTGATAAAGCTATATATTGAGATACATATTGTATCTGTCGCAAAATTGCTCCTTAAGCTTTAGGGAATTGATTAATCAACTCCTTGGCCTTTCCTATTGAGTTAGGCCATGATGACCAATCTTTACCGCCCTTGGTCATATAATACGTTATCTCTGCGTTTGTTACTGGATCAAATAATTCCTTATTTGACACTAAATTGAATTTTTCTAATCTATCTACACCAAGTTCCCCTAGCATATTAATTTGAAAAATCCCGTAAGATTTATCACCAGTTGATTTATTGTCGTTTAGAGCAAGCGGTCTCCCGTTAGACTCTACCCTAGCAACAGCCCAAGCTGTTTTTAAAGCAATTCCTTCAAATCCTACAGCCCATAATAGATCTTTTAAATCCTCGGCTGCAAGCATTTCAGAATGCTTATAAGTTTCATTGCTGAACTTATTTATTATTTCTCTCTTTAGTTGTTTTTCGGTTTTTTGTACCTTTTCAGGCGCAGTTGTTAAAGCTTGGCTAACTGTAGGTCCAGGCTGGACTGTAAATAAAAATAATGTTATCATTATAATAACAGTCCAATTATGAACTACATCGCTCAAACTTTGTTTGATTCTCTCCATTGGCATTCCTCCTTTAGAGATAACGAACTATAATAGTAGCATTGATTACTTAAGCGTGTCAACCCAGTTGACCAGAAAGAATTTATGAATATTTCATTTTCTACGCCTATAGTTAACCTAAGAACTAATAATGGATACGGATATGCAAGTAAAAATATAATAAAATCTTTAAATAATCTAGGACATTTCACTCCATTTCAAGATCCAAAATCTAAATTACAATTAAATTTTTCACAACCATCACATTTTAAATTACATAAAAATCAATATCAAATTAGTTATACCCCATGGGAATCTACTGTAATTCCAGAAGATTGGAAATATTATATGGATGCATGCGACGAAGTTTGGGTAACTTCAGATTGGTGTGCAAATGTATTTGAAGATAATGGTTTTAAAGTTTCTAATGTATACCCACACGGCATTGATCCTATGTGGATACCAAATAGAAGAAAAGAAGACGGTGTAATTAAATTTTTGCATATAGGAGAACCAGCACCAAGAAAAGCTGGACAAATGGTACTAGATGCATTCGGCAGTTTGTTTGGAAATAAAGAAGGATATTCATTAACCATTAAAGCAGATCAAATAAATACAACTAGAGTATATAACAATTATCTAGATAAAAATATTTTAGGTGTTCCAGATAAATATTACAACAATGTGTCTGTAATTACAGATGTTTTAAATGACAAAGAACTTGTAAGCCTGTATCAGTCTCATGATGTTTTAGTATATCCAAGTTATGGAGAAGGGTTTGGATTTATTCCACTTCAAGCACTAGCAACTGGCATGCCAACAATTTGTACAAGCGGCTGGGCACATTATGAAAAATATTTAGGTCCATTAAAATTAAAATCAGAACTAATAGATTCACCCTGGCCATTCCCACACGAAGGAAAAGTTTTTGAGCCAAACTATCAACACCTACTTGAACTTATGAGAGACGTTTCAATAAACCTTAATGCATATTCAGGATATTATTTTGCTCAGTCAACTAAAATACATAAAGATTATAATTGGGAGCAGTTGACTAAGAATTCATTTGATAAAATTTTAAAAAAACTTAATTAAAACCTAGACCAATAAAATAAAGTTTGGTACACTTAGACTTCAATCAAATTTTAAAACTGCGTTGGCGGAGAAAAGGTCGTATATAAATGTCATTTACAATTGAAAACCCATATGAAAATTTTATTGCATTGTCTCGATATGCAAAGTGGGTTCCAGAAGAAAACCGCAGAGAAAATTGGCAAGAAACTGTAGATAGATATTTTTCTTTTATGTTAGATCATTTATTTAGAGAGTATTCATACGAACCTTCAGCAAAATTAATATCAGAATTAAAACAAGCAGTTCTAGACAGAAACGTTATGCCATCAATGAGAGCAGTAATGACTTCTGGCCCAGCATTAGAAAGAGATCATGTTGCTGGATACAATTGTTCATTTGTTCCAGTTGATTCACCACGTTCATTTGATGAAACAATGTATATCCTTATGTGTGGCACGGGTGTAGGGTTTTCTGTTGAGTATAAGTATATTAATAAACTTCCTGCTGTCCCAGAATCTTTAGAAAAATCAACTACAGTAATTACAGTAGAAGATTCAAAACAAGGTTGGGCAAAAGCATATCGTGAACTATTAGCATTGCTTTGGTCTGGACAGATTCCAGCAGTTGATGTAACTAAACTTAGACCCGCAGGCGCAAGACTTAAAACTATGGGCGGAAGATCTTCAGGACCACAGCCATTGGTCAATCTTTTTGATTTTACAATTAAGATATTTAAAAATGCAGTTGGAAGAAACTTAAAGCCAATTGAATGTCATGACCTTATGTGTAAAATTGGAGAAGTTGTTGTAGTTGGTGGCGTTCGTAGATCTGCAATGATATCTCTTTCTAATATTAATGATATTGAAATGGCAGCAGCTAAGTCAGGTAATTGGTGGGAAAATAGTCCACAAAGAGCATTGTCAAATAACTCAGTTGCTTATTCTAGAAAACCAGAAATGGCACAATTCATATCAGAATGGAAAAATCTTTATGACTCAAAATCTGGAGAACGTGGAATTTATAATGTTGCCGCTGCACAAGCACAAGCAGCTAGATATGGAAGGCGGGATCCTGAAATACACTATGGGACAAACCCTTGCTCAGAAATTATTTTGCGTCCTTATCAGTTTTGTAATCTTTCAGAAGTCGTATTACGTGAAAAGGATACAGTTGATGATGTTAAGAATAAAGTAAGACTTGCCACCATTTTGGGAACATGGCAATCTACACTAACAGATTTTAAATATTTGCGTAAAATTTGGAAAGATAATACAGAAGAAGAAAGACTGCTTGGGGTATCTTTAACAGGACAATTTGGACATAAATTCTTTTCTGGAAAAGAAGGTTTAGACAAACTAGAGCAAACTCTTGTATCTCTTCGTGAATCAGCAAGAAAGGTAAATGCTGAAGAGGCTAAAAAAATTGGAATTCAAGAGTCAGCAGCAATTACTTGCGTTAAGCCATCAGGTACAGTCTCGCAGCTAGTCGGCGTTTCTTCTGGAATGCATCCGTGGCACTCTAAATATTATATTAGAACAGTTCGTGGATCAAAGACAGACCCAATCTCTGTTTTCTTAAAAGAAGTGGGCATACCAGTCGAAGATGACGTTATGAAACCAACAGAAACATATGTATTTTCTTTTCCAATAAAATCCCCAGACGATGCAATTGTTAGAAACGATTTAACCGCTATAGATCATTTAAACACATGGCTTGTTTATCAAAGAGCATGGTGTGAACATAAGCCTTCAATTACTGTGTCAGTAAAAGAAGACGAATGGATGGAAGTTGGCGCCTGGGTATACAAAAACTTTGATGAAGTTTCTGGAATTTCATTCTTGCCTTCTTCTGATCATTCATACAAGCAAGCACCATATCAGGAAATAACAAAAAAAGAATACGAAGACTTGTTGTCTAAGATGCCAAAGTCTATTCGTTGGGAAGATTTATCTTTTTATGAAACAGAAGATGGAACTTCTACAAACGCCACACTTGCATGTACGTCTGACGGAAATTGTGAACTTGTAGATATCTCTGCATAGTGGTATTATATTAGTATTGGGTAACCCCCAAAATTCCTGGGCACACGGCTCAGAAATAGGAGGATCTTAATGAAAAAAGATCTAAATAACGATGGAGTAATAACAATGACAGAACAAATCTTAGCAGCGGTTGGAACGTATTCTCGTGCATTCCTTTCAGCAGCAATAGCTTTGTACATGACTGGCAATACAAATCCAAAGGACCTTTTGATGGGTGGAATTGCAGCAGTAGCCCCAGTAATTTTAAAGGCTCTTTCACCAAGCAATCAAGAGTTTGGTTTCAAGTCAGCTAAGTAATTTAGTAAACTGAATTAAGAAGGCTCCTGTGCTAAAATAAGCATAGGAGTTTTCCTATTTTAGGAGATTTTGAAAATGGCAGTACAAAAGAATTTTGAAGTAGATCAAAATGCTACATTTACCTTTGAGGTTCAATACACCTTAGAGGATGAAGTCACACCAATAAGTTTAGTAAATGCAACTGCAAAGATGCAAGTACGTGATACTAAAGGTGGATCCAAACTAGCATTTACACTAACATCACCCTCTGGTGGTATAACAATTAATGGCGCAACTGGAACACTAACCGTTAAAATGACACCTACCCAGACAAATAAACTCTTTTATCCAAAATCTTCTTATGACATTATGGTTGTCGATTCTAACGGGAATAAAATAAAACTCCTTGAAGGGTTTTTAACTCTCAGTAGATCGGTAACTATATAATGTCAACAGAAAAAGTAATAGTAACAGAAGTAAAAAATAAAGTAATTATAAAATCACCAGGACCACAAGGTCCTGCTGGAAGAACTATATTAAATGGAAACTCTGCCCCATCAAACAATCTTGGGGTCACAGGAGATTTTTATGTTAATAATACTACACATGAATTCTATGGACCAAAACTTACAGACACATCTTGGACTAACGCAAACATAATTCAATTGGCTGTAGAAGGTGCAGATTTTGCATTTTCTCAATCATGGGAAATAGCTCAAGTAACTGGACCAGTTAGCAACGTATATTCAGTATCAATAACACATAATTTAGGATTTTTTCCAAACGTAACAACAAAAGATAGTTCAGGTGAAACAGTTGAAACTGGACTAGAATATGTTAATGCAAACACGATTAAACTGACAATGGCTCAACCATTTTCAGGGACAGCATACCTGTCATAAAGGAGAAGTAAAATGGCAAGAAAATTTTTAGTTAGCTTAGACCTTAACAAAAATGAATTACAAAATGCTCGAATTCAAAACCTTAGTACTGCGCCCTCAAGCCCAGTAGACGGTCAAATATATTTCAATACAGTAGATAAAATTGTATACTTTTATGACGGAACAAACTGGATTTCTACATCTGGATCCCTAGAAGTAATTCAAGATGCTATTGGAGCATACGTTTCTGGTGGCACTGGACTAACAGCAACATATAGCGATTCAACAGGCACTACAACAATTGATTTAGACAACACAGCAGTAACAGCTGGATCATACGGATCTACAACAGCAATTCCTACATTTACAGTAGATGCTCAAGGTCGTTTGACTGCGGCAGGAACAGTAAACGTAGCAACCAATCTTTCAATTGCTGGAGACACTGGAACAGACACAGTTGATTTATTAACCGATACATTAACCGTTGCAGGTGGAGAAGGAATTGACGTTGCCGTAACAAACAACACAATTACCGTATCAGCAGAAGATGCAACATACACAAATAAAGGTGTTGCCTCATTTAGCTCAACAGATTTTACAGTAACAGCAGGCGCAGTATCTCTTAATAAAGATCCAGTAATTACACTTTCAGGAGATGTAACTGGCACTGCAACAATGACAAATCTTGGCGATGTAACAATCACCACAACAATAGAACCAAACTCTGTAACACTTGGAACAGATACAACTGGTAACTATATTGCAACAATTGCTGGAACAGCTAATGAAATTGAAGTTTCTGGCTCTGGATCTGAAAATTCAGCAGTAACAATTGGACTTCCAGATAGCGTAACAATTACCAGCGACTTAACAGTTGGTGGAAATTTAACAGTTAATGGAACATTAACTTCTTTAAATACTGAACAAGTAACAATTGAAGATAACGTAGTTGTTTTAAATAGCAACGTTACAGGTTCCCCATTAGCAAACGCTGGAATTGAAGTAGAGCGTGGAACTTCTACAAATACATCAATTATTTGGAATGAAACAGATGACAAGTGGACACTTACAAATAACGGTGCCGACTATCATGCTATTACTAGGAAGTATGTAGAAACCCTTTCAACCTCTGCAACTTCTTATACAGTAACTCACAATTTAGGATCTACTGATGTATTAGTTCAGGTTTCAGAAGTAGCCTCTCCATATGCTAAGGTTGAAACAGATGTAGAACTTACATCCGATTCAGCGGTAACAATTAAATTTGCAACCGCACCATCATCTGGAGCATACAAAGTAGTAGTTATAGGATAACAAATTGAAACTAAAGTCTTTATTAAATTTAGCAACATTAGCATCCGACCCTGCGGGGTCGGAAGGCGATGTCTTTTTTAATACAACAGAAAAGGCTTTAAAGATTCATAACGGAGCAATATGGGTAACAATAGCAAGTAATACAGACCCAGCACCATTTTATTTACACACTCATACATACGATGGAGCAATACATACAATTGATATTGAAAACCCAATAACATTTAAAGAGATAAATAATGTCGCAAGTGTTTTAGAAAATATTCCTAAAATAACAGGATTTGATGGAGGCCAACCTTCAGATATTGTTGAAGATCCTAGCTTCTTAGAACTATCATTGTTAGATGGCGGAAAAGCTTAAAATTTTAGGCAATTATAAATAACGGATGATATAATTATCTTAAGTCATAATTAAGAGGTAAACATGGCAACAAACTTTCCAAACTCATTAGATACATTAACTAATCCTAATTCAACGGATTCTTTATCTAATCCTTCGCACTCTGAACAGCATATAAATCTTAATGATGCTGTTGAAGCAATAGAAACAAAAATTGGAGCAAATGGCTCTAATGATTCAAATTCTATTCAATACAAGATTGCAGCAATACAAACAACTTTAACTGACATAGAAAACAGCACCTCAGTAGCAGAACTTTTGTTAGGTCTTGAAGGAAATAATGATTTAACAATAAGCGGAATAGAGAACAAAACAACAGTAGACAGTTTTGCTAAATCTCTATATTCAACAATAAGATATACACTACAAATCAAAAAAGACAACTTGTTTGTTTCTGATCAACTAGATATAATCAATGATGGAACAGACTTACACATGAATAGATATGAAATATCATCAAATACAAATACTTCTCTTTATACTGTGCAATTAGAAGAAAATGCAGGTATAATTAGTTTGAAAGTAACACCGACAAGTGGATCTATAACCGCTAGATATTATAGAACCGCCTTAAAGTTTTAAGGCGTAAGGGGAAACAAAAAAATGGCAACAGTAGATAAAAACTTTAGAATTAAGAATGGTTTAGTTGTTGAGGGATCAACAGCTACAGTAAATGGATCTAATATCCTTACTGAAAACTCACTAGAATTTATTCAAGATACCGTAGCGGCACAACTTGTAGACGGAACACATACAAACATTTCAGTAAGTTATAATGACACTACTGGAACAATTAGTTTAACTGGCGCAGTAACATATACAGACGAGCAAGCACAAGATGCCGTTGGTAACGCAGTCGGAACTGGACTTTCATACAACGATACAACAGGTGCAATATCTGTTGACACATCCACAATTCAGGCTCGTGTCGCAGATGTATCTGACACTGAAATTGGATACCTTAATGGCGTAACATCTTCAATTCAGACACAATTAGACGATAAGTCAACTGCAAGCAAAACCGAAACATTAACAAATAAGACTTTAACATCACCAAACATAAATGAAAACGTAGCCCTTACAGCAACCGCTACAGAACTTAACATTCTTGATGGTGCAACACTTTCTACAACAGAACTTAACTATGTAGATGGCGTAACCTCTTCAATTCAAACACAATTAAACAATAAATTTGATTCAGCAAATGCTTCAACAACAAATATTTCAGAAGGCACAAACCTTTACTTTACAGATGAAAGAGCACAAGATGCTGTAGGAAATGCTGTAGGTAATGGTCTTGATTATGATGATGCAACAGGAGCAATTTCTGTAGACCCTTCAGAGTTTACATTAAACTCTATCGGCGCACCATCTGCAGCAGTGGCTTTAAACAGTCAAAAAATTACTGGCCTTGCAACACCAACAGATGCAACAGATGCATCAACTAAAGGCTATGTTGACGGAGTAATTACAACAGAGGTATCAAATCGCAATGCTGCAATTTCAACAGCAGTTAGCAATTTAGTAGACGGCGCACCAGACCTTCTTAATACTCTTAATGAATTAGCAGCAGCAATTAATGATGATGCTAACTACACAACAACTATTACGACAGCATTGGGAACAAAGGCCCCACTTGCTTCACCAGATTTAACTGGAGTCCCAACAGCGCCTACTGCAGCAGCAAACACAAATACTACTCAAATAGCTACAACAGCTTTTGCTAAAGCAGAAGCAGACGCAGCACAGTCAGCAGCGGAAGCCACAGCATCAGCAGATGCAACATCAAAGGCTAACGCCGCTCAAACAGCAGCAGAAGCCACAGCATCATCTGCTCTTTCTGGAGTAACTGCAGGAACCACAGCGTTTACAGCAGTAAATGTTAACTCAGTAGCTAAGCAAATTGCTGCAACCACAGGTAATATTGTTACCGCAGCCGCAACCACAGCTTATGCATGGGCAAAGGCTTCATACCGAAGCGGAGAATTCCTTGTTAAGTCAAAAAATGGAAATCACACAGAAGTTGCAAAAATTATGGTAACTCTAGACTCTTCAGATAACGTCTATATCACAGAATATGGAATGTCATCAACAAGTGGAGTTGCACTTCAAACAGTTTCAGCAGATGTAAGCGGAACAGATGTAAGAATTCGTGTAACACCTGCAAATGACAATACCGAAGTATTAATCACTGGTACACTGTTAGTATAATTAAATAAAAGGCCAGGGGAGAGCCTAAATCTCCCCACAAAAAACAATTAGGGGATATGTGAACTTAAATGGCAACAGTAGATAAGAACTTTAAAGTTAAGAATGGATTAAATGTCGCAGGAAATGCAACATTTGATTCTAACGTCGTATTAGGTTCAACTCCCCTTAGATTTGACACAACAACAAACAAGCTACAGATCCAATTAAATGGAACCTGGAGCCCAATTGCATTTGTGGCAGACATTCCAGATATGACAACAGAAATAGGCTTTATGGATATTGGATTGGCTATTGACTACAATGGTCTTCCAATCTATACAGTTCAGGCAAACGGAGTAAGTACAACAGCAACTAAATTCGCAGACGGTGGATCCCCATCAACTTCAACATATGGGTTAACATTCGATTCTGGAGTTATAGTCTAATAAAAAATAAATGCTATAATTAGCAAATAAGGGGTAATAAATATGTCAACAGTAAGAATTCAAGTAAGACGAGGAACAGCATCAGAATGGACCTCAGCAAATCCTACATTAGCCGCAGGTGAAATGGGTGTTGAAACAGACACCAGAAAAATTAAAATTGGAACTGGTAGCACAGCATGGACTAGCCTTTCATACATTGCCGCAGACGCACCAGGAATTACAGAAATTGCACAGGATGCAATTGATGCAGCCCTTTCAATGGGAGCAGGTCTTACAAAATCTTACAATGACAACGGTAATACAATTTCTCTTAATATTGACTCATCAGTTGTTGCACTTAAATCTTATGTCGATGATCAAGTAAATGGACTAACAAATACAGTACAATCAGATTACGTTCTGTTGTCAGACGTTGGAAATGCAGGTGGACCAGCAAAATTAGATGTCGATGGTAATTTATTAATTCCAAAATCAAGTATTATTTTAGAGGGATCATCAGCAGATGCTTTTGAAACAACTCTTACAGTAACAAATCCTACAGCAGACAGAACAATTACGCTGCCAGACGCTACTGGTACAGTAGCACTTATAACAGATATTGAAGAACTTGCACAGGATGCAGTAAATTCAGCCTTTACAACTGGAAGTGGTATTACTAAAGTTTATGACGATGGTGCAAATACAATAACAATTGGTATAGATACAGGATATATTGCAACAACAGAAGCATTAAGATCAGTACTATCATCATTAAATTACCACCAAGCAGTAGAAGTTGCAACAACAGCAAATTTAAATGCAACTTATACAGCAGGATCAGCAGATCAAGCAGGTGGAACTGGTATTGGCGCAACTTTAACTATGAATGCAAATGGTGCTATATCTATAGACGGAGTTGCATTAGATTTAAATTCAAGAGTATTAGTTAAAGATCAAACTAATTTATTACACAACGGTATATATACAGTAACAACTGTAGGTGGACCAAGCGCAGCCGCTGTTTTAACAAGAGCTATAGACTACAATAATTCAGAAGAAAAAACACCAGCAGATGTTGCACAAGGTGACGTAGTTTTTGTCATAGCTGGTTCAACAAATCTTTTAAAACAATTTTCACAAATTTATGAAGGAACTAATGCCGATAAATCAGTAAGAATTGGAACAGATAATATTGATTTTACACAAATTTCAGGAACCGCAACTATTACAGCTGGTGACGGAATTATTAAAACTGGAGATGAATTACGTGTAGATCAAGACATGTTTTTAACACTATCTGTTGCTGCTAGTACATATTTATCATCAGCAAATGCAGCAAGTACTTATTTAACACAAACAGATGCAGGTACAACTTATTTAACACAGGCAAACGCAGGTACAACTTATTTAACCCAAGCAAATGCTGGCACAACATATTTAACTCAAGCAAATGCAACAAGCACTTATTTTGCAAAAAATACAACTGAAATTGGCAATGCAAACATTGCTTCTGGCGCAGCAATTGATAAAACTAAAATATCAGGAACTGCTGTAACTCAAGGAGATACTGCCACAGTAACAAATGCAATGCTTTCTGGATCAATTGCTAATGATAAGCTTTCTAATTCAACAATTTCAGGAAAAGCACTTGGAAACAATTTAGACACATTAACAATTGGAACTGGTTTAACTGGTACATCTTATAATGGTGGAGCAGCAGTAACAGTTGCAATAGATTCAACAGTTGCCACTTTAACTGGCTCACAAACACTTACAAATAAAACAATTACTGCACCTCTTGGATTAGTAAAAGGAGATGTTGGTCTTGGTGACGTAGATAATACCACAGATGCTAATAAGCCAGTGTCATCAGCAACACAAACAGCTCTTGACCTTAAGGCTCCATTAGCCTCACCAGCACTTACTGGAGTCCCAACAGCACCTACTGCAGCAGCAGCAACTAATACCACACAAATTGCCACTACAGAGTTTGTTCGTGCAGAAGTTGCAGCACTTGTAAATAGCGCAGGTTCAACACTTGATACTCTTGGAGAAATTGCAACCGCTCTTGGAAATGATGCAAACTTAAGCACAACACTTACAAACAGCATTGCATTAAAAGCCCCACTTGATTCACCAACATTTACTGGAACAGTAACAGTTGCAGCAGCAGGTGTAGCATTTACAGATGGAACTCAAACTAAAGAAGGCGTTCCTTCAAGAACTCCAATTATTTCAAAAACTGCAAGCTACACACTTTCAGCTCTAACCGAAAGAGACTCATTAATAGAGGTAGATTCTACAAGCCCAGTAACAATAACAATCCCAACTAACTCAGCAGTTGCTTATCCAATTGGAACAACTCTAGATATACTTGGTACAAATACTGGCTTAATTACAATTGCAGGAGATACAGGCGTAACAGTAAATGCTACTCCTGGATTAAAACTACGGACACAATGGTCATCCGCAACACTATTTAAGAGAGCAGAAAACTCTTGGGTAGTATACGGCGACCTGAAGTCATAAGGAGAATTATAAATGAGTAAAAGATCTGGTAGAAAATCACAAGCAGCAAACGATTTCTTAGAGCCAAAACCTGTAGAAAACTTAACCGCTACAGATGTAGGAACATCTAGAACATTTAATAACGGAGCAGCAAATTTATCATGGTCTCTACCAGCTGGCTCACCAGAGGCTACAAGTTATTCAATAACAACAACACCGTCAAGCAGAACAGAAACAACTAGTTCAACATCATTTCAATTTACAGGACTGTCTTCAGGCACATCATATACATTCTCAGTAGTTGGAAGCAATGCAGCAGGATCTTCTGCTGCAACAGAGTCTAGCTCTGTATTAATTACTACTGTGCCAGCAAAGCCAGTTTCTGTAAGCGCAGCATCGCCAAGCGCTGATCAAGATGTAGTATCCTGGTCAGCAGGAGCAACTGGTGGTAAAGCAATTACTAGCTTTACAGTTGTTTCATCAGATGGACCTTCATATCCAAACTCTACGTCACCAAAAACTATTTCAGAAACAGCAAATACATCACAAACATATACTATTTATGCAATTAATGATAATGGAACATCAGAAGGAGAAACTACTAATTCAGTTACAACAACAGCTCCTTACTTCCCACCGTTCTTCCCGTTCTTCCCACCGTTCTTCCCATTCTTCCCGTTCTTCCCACCATACTTCCCACCGTTCTTCCCGTTCTTCCCGTTCTTCCCACCATACTTCCCACCGTTCTTCCCGTTCTTCCCGTTCTTCCCACCATTCTTCCCACCGTTCTTCCCACCAAGATTCGGTCCTTACTTCCCACCGTTCTTCCCACCAAGATTCGGTCCATTCTTCCCAGCATGTGTTGATGGAGATACTTTAATATTAACTAGCGAAGGCACAAAGCCAGCAAGAGAAATTAAAGTTGGAGATAAATTGTTAACAGTTGATGCTCTAGGTTTAATAAATCAACCTAACTCAACTCCTCTTGAAATAAACGTTCAAGACTTAATGATAACCAACCTAGCACACACAGAGGTTACAAATGTGATAGTCTCAGACAAGCAAGACAGAGTTTACTTTAATGAAAACAAAGAAGCTCAATTTACAGAGACTCACCCAATATTTGTAAAGCGTAATAACGAATATCGTGTAGTCGAGGCAGGTACAGTTCAAGAGGGAGATATATTAATAAATATCTCAGTAGATAACTTATCTGAATCACTAGATATGAGTAAAGTAATATCAGAAGTTAAAGTATCTAAAGTAAATAAAATAACTTTAGAGTTAGCAAAAGATGTTTATACATTTAGTTGCAGCCCACATAATTGGTACTTTGCAGGAGATATATTAACTCACAATAAGTAATAGATTAATAATCAAAACCCCCCAAAAGGGGGTTTTGGTATTCTTGACAATATATATATAATTATATATAATATATTTCTAGCAGAAAGAATAAAATGTCAGATATTTATGATATAGACAGCAATCCTTGGTTTACAAAAGATAGATCAGAATCAACTTCCTTTAGAGTAGAAAGATCTTTTGAAAATATTAAAGTTTTAAATCCAGGAATTGGATTAAATATCTATCAGTCAGCTATCACAGATGATGTTTGTAAAAAATCAATTAAAACATTAGAAGATAAATTAACTAATGGTAAAATTTATAAATGGTCAGAAGCACAAGTTACAACTTCCGACAAACCAGTAAAATCTGCAAGAGACTGTGTTGATTTTAAATTTAAGCCAGAAAACCTTGGACAAAGAAATGAAAACAATTCAGAACTTTTAGATATGCATCAATCAATATATGATGTATTAAAAAAATGTATAGATGATTATTGTAAATATTGGGGAATTAATGTAATATACTATGAAGCATTTAACTTTGTAAAATACACAAGCCCAGGACAACATTTTAGGGTTCATGCAGATCATGGACCGCATTATAATTGTACAGTATCTGCTGTAATTTATTTAAATGATGATTACGAAGGCGGAGAAATAGCGTTTCCAAGATTAGACAAATTAGTATACAAGCCAAAACGTGGCGATGTAGTAATATTCCCATCAAACTATATATACGAGCACTCTTCAGAACCAATGATTTCTGGAGACAAGTACTCAGTTGTAGTTATGATGGATATTAACCTATTAGGACATAAGGAGAACAAATAATGAATAAACAAACTTGGTCAAGCGCAGAAGATTTAGGATCAGGAATTTGGGTATATAGAGATGTTTTAACAAAAGACCTAGACATTATTAATAGACTAGAGTCAAATCTAGATGGCAGTACTCCAGGATGGACATGGCAGCCAGCCTATGTAGGATATCAAGAAAGAATGCCAGAATACAGAGAATGCGTTGATTTTAAATTTAAAAAATCAGATATAGCTAATGACAAATCTCCTATATCATTAAAAATGCAAGAATTGTGGCAAGATTGCTATGACAGACAAGCACCAGCAGTAGATGACTATTGCAAAAAACATAATATACATAGACTACAATATTGGGAAGCTTTTAATTTTATTAAATATGTTCCTGGTCATCATTTCATGGAGCACCATGATCATGGATTTTCATATAACTGCACAGTCTCTTTGGTAGGTTATATTAACGATGATTACGAGGGCGGAGAATTATATTTTAGACTACAAGATTTAAATATTAAACCAAGGGCTGGCGACTTATATATATTCCCTTCAACATACATGTACCCCCATCAGGCTAAAGTAGTTAAGTCTGGAACTAAATATTCTTTGGTTACAATGCTAGATTACAGCGCAAAGTTTCATACACCAGCAATGTATGAAGACACTGGTGACTAATGCCAATATTAAAAGCATATAAAACAAACCCAAATTCATTTATACTGGATCCAATTTCAGTAAAAAGAGACTGGATGGATGAAACTCCTGACGGACACGCATATAGGTGTTTCCCAGTAACTATGGCCAATACTATAGGCTGGACGCTGTCCTGTCCAGTAGACGTTTCATTTATATGGGATGGGAAAATAGACACAACCCCAGACAGAGTTAAAATTTTGTCAGGAGAGCAATATTGCTATACTGGAAGAGGGCAGGGCTCAGTAAGTTTTAATACAGGACTTATATTAAAATCAGAAAAAAACATAAGCGTACTAAGCATTACTCCACAAAATTATTTTTATGAAGATTTTGAGGTAATGTCATCTTTAATAAGTACATCTTTTTTTAATGTAGATTTTCCATTAGCAATTAAAGTTAAAATTCCAAACAAAGAAATTACTATAAAAGCTGGAACACCAATTGCTACAATTATTCCAATTTCTCTTACTTCTTTAAAAGATGAATCTATAGAAATAAATAATTTTATATCTACTGATGAATATAGAGATAAATTAAAAAAATATGGAGACGCAGCACAAGTAATAAATCAAAGTGGAAATTGGACAGATTGGTACAGAGATGCTATTGACGAAACTGGTAATTCTATTGGTGAGCACGAAGTTAAGTCTTTAAAGCTTAAAGTAATAGATAATACAAAAGAACAAAACAATGCTTAATAAAATCAAATTTGTTTCTAACAGGCCGTGGTTAAATAAAAATAGTGTATCTAAGCCAATGCCTGCAATTAAAGAAATCCCAGATTGGTTTAGAAAAGCAGATAGGTTTGCAATTAACCCAATTACAAAAGATTATTGGCAAGGACCAGATGGGGGAAAAATTCCTACATGGAAAGCTTGCCCAGCAATATTTGATATATTAGGTACAGGGTATGTTTTAAAAACGCCATGTGATGTTAAATTTTATTTAAAAAATAATAAAATGTCTGTTGAAATTAAAGAACCTAAATTTAAAGATTTTTGTTCTGAAAGACAACCAATGCCACAATTCGTACACCCACAAGGATACTACAAAGAACATTTTGCCTGGTATCCAGATTGGGCAATAGAACTACCAGAAGGATATAGCGCTTTATACACAACACCATTTAATAGATTTGATTTACCATTTTTAATGACAACTGGAATTGTAGATAATGATAAAATTAATTTGCCAGGAACTATGCCATTTTTTATTATTAAAGGGTTTGAAGGCGTAATTCCAGCAGGAACACCATACGCACAAATAATTCCATTTAAAAGAGAAGACTGGGATTCAGACATTATAATAGAAAACCCAAATAACTTGCATAAAAAAAATCAAGAAAATAGCAATAAATATAGAGTTAAAGATGGTGGAGTATATAAAAATGAAGTTTGGTCTAAAAGAGTTTATGAATAGAATGGTATAATGAATATATGGATAAAGAATTAGCAAACGGTGCACATAATTGGGAAAATAGAGTATCAATAACCCCTCCAGGATTTTTTGGGACTTCTGCAGATCAAATACAATCAAGAGAAAATTTTATGACAGAAGAAGAAAAAATATTTTTGCTAAATGCAGCAAAATCAATTAATGAATGGGACAAGACAGAAACTCATTACAATGATGATGGAATTGTAATATATGATTCATCTTATTGGGACAATAGAGTTGCATCAAGACCAATTTTAGATTCAATAGATCCAGAAATTTCTATTGTTATTGAAAACCTTGTAAAAAGACTTAAAGTAGAAGTTGATAATTTTTTTAATGTCGATGCAAAACCCACTAGTCCAGCGATAGTAAGATGGATGCCTGGATATAAACAGGAACCGCATGCAGATAAACAATTACAAAATGGAGAGCCAAATGATTTTCCTTGGTACGATTTAGCTGGATTATTTTACCTTAATGATGATTACGAAGGCGGAGAACTATATTTTTTAAATCAAGGAGTAGAGTTTAAACCAAAACCAGGGGCAGCTTATTTTTTCCCAGGAGATGTTGGATATAGTCATGGAGTTAAAGAAATTACAAGTGGAATTAGATATGTAATTCCATTTTTTTGGACAATATTAGAGCACACTGGAGATAAAAAACCATGAATAAAGAATTAGAAATTATAAAGCTTTATCCAAAAATACATATATATAGAAATGTTTTTAATGATGTAGATTTATTTTTGGAAAAAGCAAAAAAATGTGTTGGTTGGGAAGAATGGTATACATTTGGAACAATGATGGCTCTTCAAGAAATGCCAAATAGATTTACATCATTTCCAACAAGAGAAGAATATATAAACGCTAGACGTTGGCAAGTAGGAACCGAAAACGATGATTTAAGGGCGGATTTAACAAAAGAAGTAGGGGAAATCTTTTATGATGTAACTAGTAATTTTTTAAATTCTTATCCAGACATATCTTTTAATAATTGGGTCAAATACCCAGCATCAATAAATAAATATTTTGAAGGTGCTGGGATAACAGATAATTATGCTATGAACTATCATACAGATTTTGTACAATTAGAAAAAGATGCACCAGGAATTAAATTTGGAATTACTACAACATTTTATTTAAATGATGACTATGAAAATGGGGAAATTTGTTTTAAAGTTGGTGATGATATATTGTCTCACAAACCTAAAAAGGGAGACGTAATAGTATTTCCTTCCGCACCACCACACTATCATGCAGTTAGAAGAGCAGAAGGCACAGATAGGTATATGATTAGATCATTTTGGCAATTTGATTACGAAGGATCACCAGAATGGATAGAAAATGAAAATAAATATGGTAAAGAAATTTGGGATAAAATGGAAAAAGACAGAATTAAAGAAAATAGAAATGTAGGTCAAATTGATGCTGAAGAATTACATAAATTGTTTGGCAAAAATAATGGATTGCATTTATGAAGCAATGTACTTGTGGAAGATCAAAAGCTTACCCATATTGTGACGGAACACATAAAAAGAAAAAGGAGTCATTAATGAAAAACGGAATGATAGATGTTTTAGATAGTAGCAAATTTATTATTTTACAAGACGAAGAAATTCCAGAAAGTAAAGCTGGAGTACTTGGAGTATATACTAATAAAATTGTAGAAATACCTAATTTTATAGACCCAGAAATTGTTCCAAAAATGATTAATTTTTTTGAAAATTGTAATGTTGATTGGGGAGATATTGCGTTTTATGGTTCCTCTGGAAAAGGAATTATGACAGATTCTGAAACAATGAAAAAATTTGAACTACCAGATGGATTTTTTGATAAGTTAAAAAATAAATATCAAGAAACAGTAGAATTGGTATTTGGTAGAGAAGTTAGAGCAAATACCTCTCATGCACAAAAATGGGATGTTGGAGGGTTTGCAAGCCCACATTCAGATAATTCAGATAATAAAGGAGAGCCTAATGCTTTCGCAATAAATAAATATGTAGGAATACTTTACCTTAATGATGATTACGAAGGCGGAGAATTGTATTTTTGTGACAAAGATAACGAAATGAAAACCTACTTATCCTTTAAGCCAAACGTTTATTCTTATTATGTTTTCCCTGGAGGATATGAAAATATTCACGGTGTCTCAGAAATAACCAAAGGTACGAGATACACCATGGTTTCATTTTGGGATTACGCAGATTCAGTTTACGATCAAGAAACATTAGATAGATGGGAAGAAGAAGAAAAGCAAGTTAGAATTGAACAGGCAAAGCAAAAAGAAGAATGGAATAAAGGAAATAAATATGCTTAATGTAGAAAGATTTGATAAAATATCTTACTACAAAAATGTTATAGAAAATACAGAATATTTAATTAATTTAATAGAGTCATCAGATAAACATTTAACTAATTCTACAAGTATTCCAGTGTGGCAAGAATGGGTTGCTAGCGGAGATGAAGAATATGTTTTTGGATATCAAAAAAGATTTAATAACTCTGTTGAAACCGACACAGATCAAGAAATACAAAAAATAAATTCTATTCTTAAAAAAGCAATAGTGGAATCGTCAGAAGATTATTCAAAACACTATTCAATAAATATAGGTAGCCTAATGCCCTTATCTATTAGTAAATATTCTACTGGAAAATCAATGGGTCCACATGTTGATGATTATAACAATGGAGAAGACCCTAATATATCAGTAGTGCTATATCTTAATGATAATTATGAAGGCGGAGAAATTAATTTCCCAAATCAGGATGTAACAATAAAGCCAGAATCAGGAAGCATTGTAATATTCCCATCCGTAGAGCCTTACTACCATCAGTCATTACCAGTTATTTCTGGAATTAAATATATGTCTCCTGGATTTTGGCGTAAAACCGACAAGGTGGTATAATTTAAAAATGGCCACTATTTCAAATGATAAAAACTGGAGATTTCCAGATTACACAGACTCCCCAGATATCCCAAGAGATATTTCTTATTTAGCTGCAGATATTTCTGAATATATAGATTCTCATCCTGGTCCAACTGGCGCAACTGGTGCGACTGGTGCGACTGGTGCAACGGGGCCATCAAACGTTTTATCTGTAGGCACAGTAACAACTGGAAATCCAGGATCAAACGCTTTAGTTACAATTGCAGGCACATCACCAAGCCAGACAATAAGTTTTATAATTCCTCGTGGAGATACTGGTGCGACTGGCGCAACTGGTGCAACTGGCGAACAAGGTATTCAAGGTGTACAAGGTATTCAAGGCGAACAAGGTATTCAAGGTCTTAAAGGCGACAAAGGAGATACAGGTGAAACTGGCGCAACTGGCGCAACTGGACCAACTGGACCACAAGGAAGTCAAGGTATTCAAGGAATTCAGGGAGCACAGGGAGAACAAGGAACTGGCGTTAACATACTTGGCTCTTATGCAAACTTAACAGCACTACAAACAGCACACCCTACTGGAAACCCTGCAGATGCATATTTAATTAATAATGATTTATATGTTTGGTCACAGTCAACATCTTCTTGGATAAATGTTGGAACAATAAGAGGTCCGCAAGGAGATCAGGGAATACAAGGTATTCAAGGTCTTAAAGGCGACAAAGGAGATACAGGTGAAACTGGCGCAACTGGTGCGACTGGCGCAACTGGCGAACAAGGTATTCAAGGAATTCAAGGAGTACAAGGAGTACAGGGTGAAACTGGAGCAGCGGGACAAGATTTAGTTTCAGTATTTACAATTGAACAAAAATCTTCATCTTACACAGTAATATCTTCAGATCTTGGAAAGCTAATAGAAATGTCAAGCGGAGGAACTATAACCGTACCGACAGACTCAGAAATATTTGCTGTAGGATCAACAGTTGATATTGTTCAAACTGGTTCATCTCAAGTCACAATTGTAGGAGACACTGGAGTAACAGTAAACTCTACTCCTGGATTAAAATTAAGATCACAATGGTCGTCTGCAACGCTAATAAAAAGAGGAAATAATCTTTGGGTTGCTGTTGGCGATTTGAGCGCCTAAAATGCCAAAATCAAGCCGTGGTAAACACGGAGTAAGAAAAACTTCCGTTCCAAGTGTTACTGGACAATCTTATACAACCGCAGAAACATTTTTAACAAATTTAGGATTTTTATATTTATTTACTACAACAAATACTTCTACAGAATCAGATAATTTAAAAATATATTCACAAGGATTATCTAGTGGCACAGTAGTTCCACTTGGAACCCAAATACCAATGCAGTATTATGTATTTACAGGACCTTACTTCCCACCGTTTTTCCCATTCTTTCCTTACTTCCCACCGTTCTTTCCTTACTTCCCACCATTCTTTCCTTACTTCCCACCGTTCTTTCCTTACTTCCCACCGTTCTTTCCTTACTTCCCACCGTTTTTCCCATTCTTTCCTTACTTCCCACCGTTCTTTCCTTACTTCCCACCGTTCTTTCCACCAAGATTCGGTCCTTATTTCCCACTGAATTGCGTAGATGGAGATACTTTAATATTAACTAGCGAAGGCACAAAGCCAGCAAGAGAAATTAAAGTTGGAGATAAATTGTTAACAGTTGATTCTAGATCATTATCTGATCAAAACAACAAGTCTCCTCTTGAGATAAATGTTAATAATTTAAACATAACCAACATGGTATATACAAATGTAACTAATTTAATAGTCTCAGATAAGCAAGACAGAGTTTACTTTAATGAAAACAAAGAAGCTCAATTTACAGAGACTCACCCAATATTTGTAAAGCGTAATAACGAATATCGTGTAGTCGAGGCAGGCACAGTCCAAGAGGGAGATATATTAATAAATATAAATCTAAATGAATTAAATAAAGGAATAGACATATCTAAAGTAATATCTGAAAATGAAGTAATTAAAATAAATAAAATTACTCTAGATGTTGCAAAAGATGTATACACATTTAGTTGCGATCCACATAACTGGTACTTTGCAGGAAACATATTAACTCATAATAAATAGTTTGGAGATTGATAACAAATGTCATATAGGCTTAAAGTATTAAAAGACAATCCGCTAGGATTTTGGCAGCTAGACGATTTAGCCATAAATCCATCTTTTGACTTTACTGACATTTTAGAAAAATTTAATACGTATCAAGACTTATTAGACGCATACCAAGAATACGGAAATATTAATTATCTCGCAGAAGATAGCTCTGGATGTGCTAACTATGGATTATATGTAGGAGATTTTAACAATAGCTCAAAACATTTTCCTTTATCTCCTGGTGGCAATTATTCCGTAGAGATAACCTCAGATAAAAGCATAAACTTTCCAATTGTTAATAGTTATTATAAAGAAAATGCTTCTGGTGGATTCGGAACAGCATCCTATGGAGATAATGATTTTACACTAGAATGTTGGGTGAGTACACAGATAAACGATACTGCCCTAACTACAATATTTGCAGATAACTCAAAAGGAATTGGCATATTTTATGAAAAAGGAAATATAGTTTTTAAATTAGATCAAGAAAGATTAGAATATACTCTACCCATTACAAATAAAGCAATTCATATTGCTTGTGTTTATTTAGTTACAGAAGCTCATATATATATAGATGGCAATTTGCGGGTAAGTAAATTGATATCATCTAATCCATTTACAAATACTGAAATATTATTAACTACTGGTCCTACAGAAGACGTAGCAGATAAATTTTTAATAGATGATGTAGCTATTTATAGATATGGTCTATCAAATACAAAAATATTAGACCACTACTCTAATGACAGCTACACAAGTCCAGTACAGATATCTCAAGTAGACAATGGAGAACTTTTTGAATTCTATGATACAGATATTAGTAAAGTTTTTTCATACTCGTATCCATTTAATAGATCGTGGCAAGAATTAATAACAGAAGATTTATACTATGACCAAACAAATCAATATATTCAAATAAAAAAAGGAGAGGCTTTAACCAGTAAAGTTGTTGTTTTGCAGGATACTATATACCTGCCAGCAGCTACAACAATGGACTCTTCTAAAATAGACTGGTTTGGAGACAATGGAATAGTTGTTGAAACCAGTTCAGACGGAGTAAATTATTCTACATGTGCAAATGGAGAATCTATCCCACAATACAAAAGCTCACAATTTAATAGCAGCAGGGTTTTAAATATAAAAATAACAATAACCTCCACAGACATTTCTAAATATTTGCCCAAATTATATTATCTAAATATTAGTTTTTATAACAATCAAATTATGTATTCTAAAAATGGATCAGGATATGTATCAAAAATTGAAAATTTAGATTATAATTTAGGATCAAATAAATATCCAGTTATATCTAGAGACCCAAGAAATGGAGTTCTTGTACAATCTAATTCTGGATTTAATATAAATATTACAGAATTAAAGCAATCTATAGAATTTTTTTATACTCCATATTCTTTAAATAAAAGCCTGCTTGTTAGCTCTATTTTAAATGGAGGTGGGGCATCCAGTGAATATTCATGGAATACAAATGGATCAATTAATAAAACAAATATATCCTCTATATATGTTAATGGAGTAGATGTATCCGCCCAGACCCTAATATCTAATATATTTAAGGTAAATGATATACATCATGTTGTTATTAATTTCACAGCCCCAATATATGGGGTAGTTACAGTAAATTATAAATCATCTGGGTCAGTAAAATCTTTATATCAATATATGTCATTTTATAATGGATTATTAGATTATAATAAGATTATTAATCATTATGATTTATATACTTCTAGGCAGTCTTACCAAACCAGCGGATCTTCCATAACCTTGTCCGAAAATTCAGTAAACCTATATAATAATGACTGGCTTGTGATACAAAACTCATAATATTGTCAATTGTCTTGACAAAATATGGACTTTAACCACAAGTAATGGTAGAATTAATACCTAATGGATATTAAAAATGTTAATCAAAAAGTAATAGAGGAAACAACTCTAGGAATATACGTGTGGGAAATGCCAGACGGAAGATGGATTGGCGATGACGATGGAAATTTTTTATCAATAACATCTAAAAAAGGTAATCGGTCAAAAATAGACTTGCTAGCCAGAGAAGTAAGATCATTTGGAATATATGAAGGTCAGCCTAAATTTTTATCAGGTAGACGTAAAATTGATGATGAAGAATTTGAACACCAAAAACAAAGATTAGATTGGGGTCTAACACCAGATCCGCTAGATATTGGAGTGTACAAAGATTCAATTAAAAATGGAGGAAAACCTTAATGGAATTTATTAATGACGATACAGAGTTTGTTCAAAATATAAATATATCAAATTCTGCTGATTGGGTAAGATTTAATAGCAAAGAAGTTGTAGTAGATAATGACCCATTTAATATTGGAGAATCGGAATTAAAAAAAGTTAATGGCCTTAGCACTAATTTTAGACGAAAAATGTCTAGAGAGTTTTCAAAAAGACTTATTGGTCAAGACGGAACTGGAACGCAACAAAACTTATTGCAACAAGCAGTTACTGGATACGCAATGTTTGATTTGGTTCAACCAGTCTATAACCTAGAATACCTTTCAAAAATTTATGAAATATCACCGTACAACTACGCAGCAATTAATGCAAAGGTTGCAAATATTGTAGGACTTGGGTATACATTTGTAGAAACAAAAAAAGCAAATGATGCTTTAGACAATATTTCAGACGACAAACAATTAGATAGAGCACGTAGAAAATTAAACAAGCTTCGCCAAGATTTAGATAATTGGCTAGAAGAAACAAATGAAG